GCTTACATCTATTGTGCCGTCGTCTACTGCACCCTTAACCCACTCCCACGCGCCTGCTGCTGCGTCCCCTGCGGATTCAAGAACCTCTTTAACACTCTCTAATGCTTCTTCAGCCGTTTCTTTTATGTCTTCTAACTTGACGCCGGGAAGAGGTATGGGAGGCAAACCGGGAATAACTATCTGCGCTCTCGTCTTAGCAACTATGCACTCACCTTGTGTGTTGTAGCCCCCGTTTCCGGTTCCCTGACACTCTGCGTAGTCGTCAGGCGTTATAGTTTGTGAAACTAAATTCCCCAAAACATCTTTTAATTTTTCATAATTGCTAGCTAGCCAGTCTGACGCTTCCTCTGCTGTAGGGAACGCATCTATAACAGATTCCCAGTTGCCTTCTAAAGCAGCCTGCATAGCGTTTTCTTCGCTGGCTTCAGCTTCTTGTTCTTCTATGTTTTCAGTAGTGTCATCAGCAGTGGTGTCTTCGTCTAATCCCGGCTCTGCGTTGTACTCAGCCAACCACTCTTGCGCCCTCTCGTAAGCAGGGGCGTTTTCTCCTATGCCTTCAATGTGCGCTACTGCGTCTTCGCCATACAGACACTCGTGGTTTTCTCCTTGTCCTTTGTTAAACCCACCAGTAGCAGTACACGACTGCCTTTTTATACGCATTGCTTCTCTTACGTACTGATTAGCCTGCTGTGAGCCGCCTTGGTATGAGGTCTGTTGAACATCTGGCACGACAAAGCCGCCGCCGCCTTCCGTATTAATTAGTGGGTCATTACCTGCCTGTTGCGCTCTTTCGCCCGCCATTACTTATCCCTCGCTACGCCTTTGGCTTTCTCAAAGGAGCGCATAGCGCCCAACCCCAACATTCCCATAAGCACCGGAAGCATCTCACTTAAATCCAAGGCTGGCAATACAACAGCCATCCCAGATACAGAGAAGCAAAAATTCCCAAGAGGAACGCAGATAAAATTAAATGCCATTCCGCTAACACAGACCCACCCAACCGCTGGACGCCATCCAGACACAAAGATAGAAGTGCTTTTAGCTTCTTCTTTATTAACTTCAATCTGGGCCTTAGCCAACTCTTGAGCGTGTCTCTCAGCCATCGTAGATATTTCATGGGCAAGTCTATTCCTTTCTGTGGTGTCAGGGATGAACTTATCAAGCAAAGCTGTGACTGGGCCTATCAAAAGATCAAGCATTAGCGCACCATGTAAACAATGAAAGACGCCAGAGCACTGACGCCTACCCAAAAGAAACGTTCACTGGTCTTAACTAGTTTAGAGTTTAAGATAACGTCCTCAGAAAGCTCAATGATTTTATCTTCTTGTTCGTCAAGGCGCTTCTCAAAACGCTCTAGCCTATTAAGTAGCGACATTATACGCTCATCGACTACTGCGATCTGGCTAACAGCTTCGCATACTTTGTCGAGAGTATTTTCCATGCGTTCAATTCTACGTTCGTCTACGTTCACTATGCACCTCTTTGCTCACAGTTTCAGTTTTAGTCTCTAATGTAGTTTCTACGCATAGGCCAAGACACACCGACCTAGTTTCAGTCAGTGTGCCAGAGCAGCCTGCAAGCAAAACAAACAGCAGGTACTTCATGGTTAGCAGCCGCCGAATGTCAAGCTATCTGGTGTACACTCTTCTTCGACAACTTCTACAACTTCTTCTTCTACATAACAAGCCTCAGTGCTGTAGCCTGTGGGTGCTGCAATACCTGCCCACTCCCAACACACCTCATTGCCTGTGACGGGCGGTGCTACGTAGTCACGGTTCTTGTTAGGCTGTGCGCCAGCAATAGTCACAGAGCGATACAGAGGGGCTGAGGATACATATACGTCTTCATTTGGCGCTACAGTGTACGTCGAGCCGTCGTCATACATGATGACAGTTTGAGCAGCAGCGGCAAAACTAAGAAACAACAAAGAAGAAACAAGAGCTTTCATATCTAAATCCTTATGGGGTTGTGCTTTCGGTTACAGTGCTGGCTAATCTAAGCAAACCAGTCTCGTCAATAGACGCCTTAGATGCGCCGTTGTATCTAAAGTAGAGTCTGTTGTTGGACTCAGTAACTGTCCAGTTAGTACCAATCTGTATGGTATTAAACGTAGACGTACCTGATGATGTAACATTACCTGTCACGTTACCTGTGATGTTAATCGTGTAGCTACCAGAGAGACGCGCAGCGGGCAACTGTCCAGATGTAATCAAATTTGCATTGATAGAACCCGGAGCAGTTGTGTACGCTGTGTCCCACTGGGCTGCACGAGCAGACGTAATGTACTCTTCAGCACCTAGCTGTACAACATTAGAAGAACCGTCTTTAGTGTAGATAACTTTATCAGCTACGTTTACAGCCAACTCACCTACGTCTACTTCAGACGTTGTAGGTACTGAGCTTGCTGTTTGACTGTTCTTAATTATAATCTTAGAGGACATTGGTTTCTCCGGTTATTAGACTACACGTACTTTAAAGTTGTAGTTACCCAAGCTAGTTAGCTGGACTACGTTGCTGGCGGGGAAATCCCAGTTGTAATCTGTACCAAGTATAGCTGCGCGGTTTAACGATTGAGAGTCGTAGTTAAGCTCAACCCCGTCAGACGTAGGTGACGTGCTAGTGCTGTTAGCATTCTTTAAAGCAATCATAAAGTCTAGAGAATTTTCAAGCGTTAAATGATTCGGGTCAGTAACTGCATCCATTTGAGCGCCGTCCATTTGATTAGCAGCTACAGATAAAGCTTGCCTAACTGCTGCAAACTCTGTGTTAGTTGTAGCATTAGCCCAAGTCTCTGAACCGTAGGTAGCGTTACTGTTGTACTGCCAAGTACCGCTGTTGTCTCTAACAATAGAACGCTGACCAGTAGTATTATGGATAACCTTCCAAGTAACGTGATCGTCTGTAGAGTAAGCGTAGTAAACCTCACCTGTTCCTACAACTTCAGTCGCTGTTGTACTGTTTATGTCAACCCAGTAAGTCGTGTCAATTTGACCACCACTGTTTGTAACAGCTACCGCGTAGTCAGAAGAGTACACAACAGGTATTTGGACTAGAGTAGAGCCTACGTTGTATTGGTAAACTTTGCCGTTAATGATACCAACAATGTACATCTTAGTGCCGTCAGTGTTAAAAGCTAATCCTGTAGGCATTATTTCTTGGCTATTAACGCTAAAACTATTTCCAGAATAACTGGCTGTACTTACATCAAAAGCAGTGCTTAAGGTATATTGGAAAACTGTGTCGTTAACGGTACCAACCACGTACATCTTAGTACCATCGTTGTTAAAAGTTAGGCCATGAGACTGTGGCTCTTGGCTATTAATACTAAAGCTCTTATTAGCGTAACTAGCAGTGCTTATAGAAAAAGCAGTGCTTAGGGTGTATTGGTAAACTGTGTCGGTAGCATGACCAAGAATGTACATCTTAGTGCCGTCGTTGTTAAAATTTAGGCCATAAGACTGTGAATCTTGACCAGAAACACTGAAACTAACACTGGCGTAACTAGCTGTACTTACAGAAAAAGCAGTGCTTAGGGTGTATTGGTAAACTGAAGGATTATTGGCACCCAGCATATACATTTTAGTGCCATCGTTGTTAAAAGTTAATCCAGTAGGAACCGTATCTTCACTAGCAACACTAAAGCTCACAGAGTCGTAACTAGCTGTACTTACATCAAAAGCAGTGCTTAGGGTGTATTGGTAAACTGAAGGATTATTGGCACCCAGCATGTACATCTTAGTACCGTCGTTGTTAAAAGCTACTAAACGAGAAGCTGTGTCTTGACTAGCAATACTAAAGCTATCTCCGCTGTACTCAACAGTCTTTAGACTAAAGGCACCGCCCATTTCGTATTCAAAAACTTTATCTTGCAGATGACCAACAACGTACATCTTGGATCCGTCATTATTAAAAGCTAAAGAATGTGGTAGTGTCTCTTGGCCATTAACACTAAAGCTACTTCCAGAATAACTGACCGTACTTAAGTCAAAAGCAGTGCTTAAGCCATATTGAAAAGCAGCATCTCCAGTTGTACCCATAATGAACATCTTAGTACCGTCAGTGTTAAAAACTAAGCTATTACCATTTCCTTCTTGAGCACCAAACATAAAGCTTTTATTAGCGTAACTAGCTGTGCTTACGTCAAAGGCGGTGCTTAAGGTGTACTGGTAAGCTAGGTTAGTAGCATTACCAATAATGAACATCCTAGTACCATCAGTGTTAAAAGTTACGCCAGTAGGCAGCGATTGCTGACTACTAACACTAAAGCTCTTATTAGCGTAACTAGCAGTGCTTAAATCAAAAGCGGTACTTAAAGTGTATTGGTAGACGGAGCCGCTAGTTCTACCAGAAATGTACATTTTAGTGCCGTCGTTGTTGAAAACTAATCCTGTAGGATAGTTGTCTTGGCTATTAACACTAAAGCTCACAGAGTCGTAACTAGCAGTGCTTATAGAAAAAGCAGTGCTTAAGGTGTATTGGTAAACGTTTTTGGTGTTTTCCCCAATCATGTACATCTTAGTGCCGTCGTTATTAAAAGCTAATTCTTCAGAGCTTGTATCTTGACTAACAACAGAAAAGTTATTACCCATGTAATCCGCAGATTTTACATTAAACCGGGGGTCTAGGGAGTACTCGTAAGCTGCGTCGCTAGTTTCGCCAACAATGTACAGCTTAGAGCCATCAGTGTTAAACGTAACATCTGAGGGGTTCCCTTCTTGACCTGTAACACTAAAGCTAGCTCCAGAATAACTGGCTGTACTCAAATCAAAGGCAGTAGTTAAGTAATATTGGTAAAGATATTGGTTTCCACCAATAGCAAACAACTGAGTGCCAGTAGAGTTAAAGCTAAATCCTCTAAGATAGCTTTCTTGGCTATTAGTATTAAGAGACTTAGAGGCATAACTAGCTGTGCTTACGTTAAAAGCAGTGCTTAGGCTGTATTGAAAAATATCACCGCCGCTACCATAGCCACTAACGTACATCTTAGTACCGTCAGTATTAAAACGAATTCCTGTAGGAGAGCTTTCTTGACTAGCAACACTAAAACTCAGAGAGGCATAACTGCCAGTGCTTACATCAAAAGCAGTACTTAAAGTGTATTGAAAAACTGTATCTTGAGCCGAGCCACAAACGTACAGCTTAGTACCATCGTTGCTCAGACCTAATCCTTTAGGATTGTTTTCTTGGCTACTAACAGAAAGAGACTTAGAGGCATAACTAGCAGTACTCAAATCAAAAGCAGTACTTAAGGTATATTGAAAAACTGATCTGGTGTTTTCGCCAAGCACATACATTTTAGTACCATCAGCACTTAAAGCCATTGCTGAAGGGGACGCCGCTTGACTAACAACAGAAAAGCTAGCTCCTGTGTAAACAGCATTTCTAACGGAATATATTTCCCCGCCTTCTTCATCCGTACCTGAAGACAACGCAATGCCTGTAGCATCGCTGTCAACAACTAACTCTTTAAGAGTCCAACTTCCTGAAGCAATTGCTGATGTGTTAGTAAAGTTAGTCAGTAAGTTGTAACTACCGTCAGTCTTAATGATTACAGCAGTACCACCGTTACCACTAACAATCTTACCTAGATCAGTTGCGGCAAAAGACCCACTACCTAACGTAAATACACCGTCAGCAGAAGCTTCACTAGGCGTCAGAGTAGTTGCGTACGCTGAGTTTTCAAAGTCGTAGTTAGCGCCATCAGAATCAACATCCCAGTTGTTGTTAGTTAAGCCTGTCTGTGGAATTTCTTTGGTCACAGAAACAACAGGAACACCAGACGTAATACCCTGAGACAAAGTAATACTGGAAACTTCATTAGTCGTATATGATTTACTTTGTGTCGCTTTTGTTACTGATGGGGCTAAGGGATCTCCCCAAGACGAACCACTATATACCTTCATCGTGTTAGAGGTAGTATTAAAGTAAAGTGCTCCAGTAATTAAAGCACCACCGTCGTTATCGACAGAAGGGTCTGAAGACTTTGCACCTAAGTAACGATCATCAAAATCATCATAAGATGCAGCAGCAGAGGCGGCAGAAGCAGCAGATGATGTAGCTGAGTTAGCTGACGCTGTAGCTGAAGTAGCCGATGCTGTAGCTGAGTTAGCGGCTGCGGTTGCAGAAGCGGCTACACCTGCTTCACTGTTAGCTGCACTGGTTGCTGAAGATGCGGCTGCGGTTGCTGATGATGCTGAAGCAGTAGCAGAGCCTGCGGAAGCTGTAGCAGAGGTCGCTGAAGAAGTTGCAGATGTAGCTGCCTGCGTAGCGGAACCTGATGAAGCTGTAGCTGATGTAGCTGAGTTGGTGGCTGACGTTGCTGACGCTGTGGCTGAGTTAGCCGAAGCAGTAGCAGACGTAGCTGAATTTGTTGCGCTGGTAGCGGCAGAGTTTTCTGAAGAGGTTGCGTTAGAGGCGCTTGTAGCTGCCTGCGACGCACTAGCGGCTGCTGCGTTAGCGTCTGCTGTTGCACTACCAATACTGTCAATAGCTGTTTGTGCCGCGTCAGAGGCTGTAGTAGCACTTCCTGCTGCTGCGGTTGCAGAAGTTGCTGCGTTAGTTTCGCTGGTAGCTGCGTTCTGAGCAGACGTAGCTGCTTCATTCGCTTTTTCAGTAACAGCGTTTAATGTTGCATCTGTTGAAGAAGCGGGAGAACCGCCGGGGCCACGATAGATTGCCATTTACTACTCCTGAAAAAACAAATAAAAAAGAAAAGGCCCCCGAAGGGGCCAGAGTAGTTTTACTCGTCAAACACGGCCAGTACTAAACCAGCTTCAGGACGATACACTTGAACACCGTAGAGGGTGTCAGCAGTGTACAGAGTAGACAAGTACTCTTGCTTGTACTGAGTCTGCGAACGTACATTCATCTGCTCCGCGTGGATGATAGCATCCTTGTGGAAGAACAGACAGCCACGAACGTTAGTCTCAAGCGTAGGACAGTTACTAGAAACGTAAATGTCAACACCGTAGACGTTACCAATCAGACCAGACTTAACAGTACGGTCATCACGGAAGTCGCTAGATACGTAACGCTCAATTCCCATTACTGTCTTACGAGCAGCAGGTGGGATTATCAAGCAACGATCTTCCATTGGTACGTTAGCATCGTCAAGAATCTTGATAGCTTCACGGAAACCTACGTCGGTGAAGTTGTCACCAGTAGCTGTAGTTCCAGCAGCAAACGTACCCAAACCAGCGGCAGCGTTAAAGTAGTAGCTGTTGCTGTTAGCCCAATCTGCACCAGAAGGAGCAGCAAGGTCTAGGGTTCCATCACCAAAACCAGTACCGCAGTTCATCAGGTCAGTGTCAACCGTCAGAGCCAACTGGTAACCAGCGTCTTCTGTGTAGAACTGTCGCAGGCTGTTAAGTGCCTGTACTTCTACGATGTCCTCAATGAAACGTGAGTACTCGAAGTGTCGATTGATTTCAATCTGCAATTCTTGCTCAACGTTCGCCTGAATGTTAACTGCGGTGTCAGCAACTTTAGCAGATGCAGCGCCACGGATAGGCTTAGGGACATGGATCTTGTCGCCCTTCTTACCTGTCATTGACATCTTCTTTACAAGAGGTGACATCTTCAGGTTCTTCTGGTATGCGGCAATTACTTCGTCGCTCCAGATTTCAGGGATGAATGTTGCTGCGGCTGTCTTATTGACAATGGAGCCACCGCCTACTGTACCGGGATAAGTTTGAGTCGCCATGATAAATCTCCTTTAGATTAGGCTACTTAACACGACCCTCGGCGTAAGCTTGGAATATCTCTTCTGAGATAGCTGAATATCGCTCTGGGTCGGTCTTCATAAGTTTAATAATATCAGCACGACGATATACTTTCTTACGTTGAGTCTGGCCTGTTCCTCGGGCGTTACCTGTACTTGCAGATTTAACTTGTTGTTTACGGGCTTGCTTTTCAACTTCTACTGTCTGTTGTGCGACAGAAGCTCTCTCTTTCCAGAGGGAGAACAGTTCATCAGCGGCGTCGTAATCATAAGCCTGATCTGCTTGTACAAATAATTGAGTCCTAATCTTAGAGGCTTTAACCCACTCAGCAAACTTAGCGTCCTTAAGGATACTCTCCATCTCTGGATGGTTTCCTTTAAGTTGTGCTAAGGCGGCTTGCTTCTTGTGTTGCTGACTGTATTCTTCAGCTTGCCTTATCTTAGGATGGTTCTCAATTGCCTTATTAACTGCGGCCTGTGGATCAACAAAGAAGTCAGTATCGTCTTCTTCTTGCTGTTGTACAGGTGCTTGTTGATTTGCGAGTTGTGCTTGGATGTAGTCATCAACAACGCCACGTAGTTCACCCACCTCAGAGCTTTGTTTACCTAAAAGCTTTTCAGCTTCTTGATGCATCTGAACAATGTCTTCTAAAGATTTGTTCTGATACTTCTCAGGTAAACTGGATTCTTCTTGAGCTACCTCCTCTGGAGACTCAATTGTATCCTCTGGTGTTTCTAGTGTGTCTACTTCTTCGTTGTTAAGTTCTTCTTCCGAACGCTCGTCTACGAGTTGTGCTCGTCCCATATTATTAACCTTCTCCGCCTAACGGTTGTGGAGTTTTATTTACGTCCTGCTTGCTCATGTTCTCGTACCCACTTCATGTGTCTTCCGGGAAAGTCCCCAGAAGCACCTTCGAGTACGCATTGCGTGGCAGAAACGACCCTTGTAGCGTTAGCACCGCAACCGCACCTACTGGTTGTTGTACTTGCTTCTACAAATTCTTCAAACAAGTGACCATTGGTACACTTGAAGTCATACACTTTAATCATTTTCAGTAGCGTCCTTATACGCAGCGTCAATAGAGTCATCTAAATTGACAATACTATTAAGAACGTTTAACTGTCCTTTACGGAAATACATATCATCTACATCTTTAGTAGATTGAACACTATTAACATTTACTAAGTTTACGTTTAGTTCTTCAACAAGCTGTTGCCAGCCTTTAGAGTTAAACATATCAAAGTAATTGTTATAATATTCTTCTTCTTCTTTCGTTAAAGAGGCCATTAGGTTATCTCATTAGTTACTATATACTATATATTATACCATACTTTTGCTCAAATGTCAAGCCTTTTTGGTATTTTTACCAGTCTTTCTTCGTTTACCTGATGCTGTAACTGCGTGTTTGACTTTAGCTGGGCCAGTCTTTTTAGCTTTAGACTTAGCCTTTTCAGCCGCTGTCATCTTAGCCGCAACAGCTTTAGGGCGGCAGGAAGGGTAAGGACGCTTAGAACTCTTAGCAGATTTGCGTCCACACTCCTTGCCTGTCTTTAGGTCAACCCAGTCTTCTTTGAACCATTTGGTCAGACCACCCTTTGGTTTAGCCACTGTACTTACCTCCGCGCTTTTTGTATTCTTTGGTTAACCAACCTGAAGCGTACGCAGAAGGCCAAACATCAAACTTACGTTTAGCCTCTGCTTTGACTCTTGAATACAGCGCAGGGTTAGAGGGCTTGGGGCTTTTACTTTTTGCCTTTGGCACGTTTCACCTTCTTTCCTGTTTTTGCTGCGGCTTTCTTAGCCTTAGCTTTGCCTGCTTCTGTGTATGCGTACTTCTTTCCGTTTACCATTGGCATAATAGTTTCCTCACCATTTAGATTTGTTTGCCCAGTATGCCGCAGACATTTTGCCTTTGGCTATGTTTTTACCATGACGCGCTTTAAAAGATTTGCGCCTTGCTTTCTCTTTAGCAGTGGTAGGATTTTTACCTGCACCGCTAACACCTTGCTGTCCATAGCGTATCGTTTTAACTTTGTCGCCTTCCTTGGCTACAACTACGTGCGACTTAGTAGGGTGGCTAGGCGTTCTCTTCGGTTTGTTGAACCCGCTTACCCCTGCCCTTGCTAGTCGTGGGTCTTTTTCCTTGCTCATTCAAAGACTCCTTCTGGAATGTTTCTAGGGCCGCTACCTTCTCTTCTAGGTTCGACAGGCGGTTGAACTGGCCTTTGAACGCTTCGTTCACTTGTGCGATTAGGTTCTTGAGGTCTTGCTGGGTCATTAACATTTATCTTAGCCTCTACTTCTTTGTCTTTAGTGATTGCTTGTGCGACCTTTAGGCGACGCTCAAACTCTTTGTCGTCTTGATCTCCCGCTTGGAGGTTACGTGTAATAGCCTCAATGCGTTTGATCTCAACCTCTTGTGGCTCAAGCTGCGCTTCGACAGAGTACTTCTGTGCTCGTGCCTGAGACTCTTGTGCCTGTGCTGACAGGGCTGCTGTCTGCGATTGCTGTAGTGCCAGTTGTGACTGTTGTGCTTGCATAGCTGCCTGTTGTGCTTCTGGGTTAGGCTGTTGTGCTTGCTGCATAGAGGCAATAAGCTCTTCGCGGTTAGACAAGTTCATGTTGTCTACAATGCTCTGGATAAGCACTGGATAGATTGGACTATCCTGCTTCATGGTCTGTAGAAGTTGCACAAGCTGCGTGACTTCGTACTCACGAGCAATAATGCCCAGTGTAGAGGTTGCATTAAACTTGTAGTCCTTAACAGGGTAATTCTCTGGGTCGAACTGCATGTAACGGTGTGCAGCTTTTTTAACAAACGGAATCAGGAATGACTGCTGGAAATTTA